TCAGCTGGATTAACTGAATTTGGAGAACTTGGAGGCGAATCGACATAGATATCAACAGAACTGCAACAATTGCTAGTAAAAAGATTTTTGAATATTCTAAAGAAAGGTGGTCGGTCACTATAACCTGGAGTTGGACCCACAACTTCCAGGAGCACAGTTTTCGGATTGGAACCTAGCCAAATCCTTCCCTAAATAGGGACTTCGGGGAGCGCCCCGGCGAGGTAACACATCACATCCACTCTCTGTTTCTCATTGAAAACTGATAAAATAATGGACAGCAGTAACTATATGATGTGGATATCGTTTGGTTTTACAATGGGACCAGATATCAGAGGCCCCATGCCAGCCTAAGCTAGCACCAATAGTCGGCAGCTCCTTCTCTCTTACGATTGAAGGAATCTGCCAACTCCGCCCAAGTCGGGAAAGTATGTTCCTCAACATACAATCCTAACTCACATTCTTCAACGAGCTGCCGAAGCATTCGTTTCTTCACTTCAAACACCTCCTGTCCAAAGTGAAAATACGCTCGAACTGCATCACCAATAACAGTGATAGCTGCTTCCTTCCGAGTTATAGATTTACTCTCCACTCCAATCATTAACATCTTAATGATGGAGTCTTCAGGAAGGGGAGCAGTGAAATCCTGCAAATCAGAATCCCACCGCCAAGAGCGCTTAAGAAAAGTGCATTCATCAATGTGAATGTAAGGGCGGGAAACTTCCTCTTTATCTGCCATAGTGTACGTTATACCAACGGAGGCCAAAACGTTCTGAATGACAGTGTGATTAAACCAGGGGCACTCTGGAGAGATTCCCATGATATTATCATCACCGTAAGTCATCAGACTAACGTACTTCTTGAAGTCCTTTGCAGAACCATCAGGAGAGACAGATGCATAACAGTATCTCATATAGAGGCTGTTAGCAAGGGAGTTCAATATAACAGTGAGGGGATGGCCAGATGGGAGAGTTCCGAGGAACTCAACCAAATCACCAAAGAAATTATACCAAGGGAAAGCAGCGTCTTCCGCAATTCCATGTAAAATCTTCAAGTCATCAAGGGAAAATTTACCCTTTGAACATACTGCAATTATAATATCAAAAGCAGCAAGAATCATCAAAGAAAACATGGATTTATCATAAAAGGCATAATCTCCAGCCGCCATTCGATCCTTCCCATGTTTGGTCAGAATCTTATAGAGGATTCCCCATTCAGGCGATGTGGCATCTACACCAGGAGCAGCTTCAAAGAGAACATGGCGCTTATAAAAAAGTCGAGTGAAAGCTAAAGTAAACATTCTTACGACAATAGAATGATCCACAGGACTCCCCGCAAAAATGCGGGTCTTCTTAGCATCAATCTTTGCTTGCTTCACAGGTTCGTCCTTAAAACAGGCATCACTTACAGGGCAAGCTCTTTTACCCTCGCGATAGGCTTCAATAATCTTCTCAACTCTCTCCATTATCTCAGAAGAGAACTCAATAGGATCTTGTAACCCATGAGCAGGGGGTATCTTTTCAAAAAACCACTTCTTATTGCGCTTCCAAGGGAAACCAGCAGAAGTGTTCCTTTTGATCTTGTCAACGAAAGCGACACCTTCAGCACCATTAACTGCCGTAAATACATCATATGGATGAAGAGAATCAAAATCATCTGAATTTAATCCAGACAGGATATCATTGATAAAATCTTCTTTGACTCTATCCAATAATGATGGATTCAAGCGAGACGCAGGCTTCAACATTTCCTTCAACTGAACATGTTTTGGTTCCCAACCATTCATAACAGGCTTACCATATTTTAGGGAATAGCCACGTTTCTGTAATGCTTCACAAAGAAGAGTTGGGCGAACACGAGATTTCATCTCAGCTTGATGTGCATTTAAAGACCCGAATACACGCGCAGTTCCTTCGGGAATGAACCTAAAAGGACTTTTACGATGTAGAGGGCCAAGCTCATGGGGGGCAGACGGGGCACTCAACATAGGTTCTCCATCCTGCACCTCATAAGGCTGACATTCACGCACAAGAAGTTCAGCAAAATCTCGGTGAATTGGGGCTGCTGTGCATTCATCCTTGTACCCAGCATTATGAATACCGAGTAACACGGGGCCCATTGG